AAATGTGTGGACTTGTAGGTGTGGCCGGGACACTCAACACTAAGGATGTGTCCGCCTTCAATGATCTTCTCGTGGCCAACTATGCGCGAGGTAAGCACGCTACGGGCGTTGCCGCCGTCGATCGCGCTAAGGGATGGTCTATCATCAAAGATGCGTGCGATCCGATCTATTTGCAAGAGTGCCACAAGGGGTACGACAAGAATGTTGTTCCCCACAAAGCGGTCTTGATAGGTCACAATCGTCACGCCACCATCGGCAAGCCGAACCGTTTCAATGCCCACCCCTTCGGCTTTAAGCACATCGTGGGTGCTCACAATGGGACGATCACCTATCCGGGTCGGGAACGTCTCGGTAATCGGGATGCCTACGAAACGGATTCCGAATGTCTGTATGCGTACATGGACGAGCACGGTCCGGAAGAGACGATCCCTCTGCTTGAGGGGGCGTGGGCGCTGACGTTCTACAACTCCAAGAACAACACCTTCAACATCATTCGCAACGATGAGCGGCCACTGTTCTATGCCTATTCGGAGTCGATGAAGGCTATCTGGTGGGCTTCCGAGTTGATGATGTTGCTGTGGGCCCTTGGACGCAACGACGTCAAGATTCACGATAAGCCCTTTATCATGCCGAAGGACACCCTACTTTCGTGGGAAATCCCCAAGCACGGTGATGTGTTCGTCCCCCCAACCCGGACCCCGCTTGAGGGCCATAAGGCACAGCCTGTTACCAACTGGAGGGAGGAAAGACTGGGCCATGGTTGGACTCCCGGGCGACCTCCCGTGGTGGGAGGACGAGGACTCCCGGAGGTGGGCGCGACGTCGCGGGTGGTAGTGGACCACACGGGTAACAGTGTCGTCCCTTTTCCGGGGAATCACCAACCGAGGGGCTCCACCGAACTCTCAAATGGTTCGAGCGCAAGAGCGATCCTATCGCTTCCAAATCGTAAGGCTCAACGGCGTTATGAAGAGTCTATTGATGCCGTTGTCAAGAATAAGAACAAAAAAGGACGAGGGACTTGGCGTCCTCCGTACAAAGACTATCGCGGGGAACACATCTCCAAGGTCAAGTTTGCTGATTGGACCCGTGGAGGGTGTTCCTATTGCGAACAAGAAGTGAATTATGGCGACCGTGTGCTTTTCTTCAGGCCGTCAGACGCTACCAATCTGCCCGATTGGTTGTGCCCCAAGTGTATCGATACTCCTGAAATCCTCACCATGATGAAGGCTTAATAACCAATGTCCCTGAAAATTCTCATCGGTTGTGATCCGGAAGTTTTTGTTCACAACCCCGCGTCCGGTACGTTCATTTCGGGCCACGGCTTGGTCCCCGGTGACAAGTACAACCCCTTTGCGGTCCCCTACGGAGCCGTTCAGGTGGATGGGTGTGCTCTGGAATTCAACACCGATCCGGCGGATAACGCGGACCAATTCGTCCACAACGTGTTCGCTGTGTTCAATCAGCTCAAGTCAATGACTCCGGGCTATGAGCTCACGGCCATTCCCGCCGTCGAATTCGAGAAGAAGTACTGGCGATCGGCTGTTCCGGAAATCGCCAAGGAACTCGGCTGTGAGCCGGATTTCTGTGGGTGGACCGGACGTACCAATAAGCGTCCCAACGGCGTCGGTGCCCTGCGCACGGGCTCTGGTCACGTCCATATTGGGTGGGGTTCGGACTTTGATCCCACCATTGGCGGTGAACACTATGAACTGTGTTGTGAAATCGCCAAACAGATGGACTACTACCTCGGTATGTATTCCGTTCTGTGGGACCCCGATCCGACCCGTCGCACGCTGTACGGTAAGGCCGGGGCTTTCCGACCCAAGTCGTATGGCATCGAATACCGTGTTATGTCCAATGCGTGGCTGAACAATCCGCTGCTTGCCCGTTGGATTTTCAATGCGGCCAAGAAGGGTGCGGAAGACTTCTTCATCAACGATTTCAAGCCTGCGGATATCTATGAAAATCTGGCTCAAACGATTATCGACACGTCTGATATGACATGGCCGGATCGAATGGACCTTGGGCTTGGTCTTCCTCTTCCCCCGAAAGCTCACCGAAAGGCGGCGTAATCTAATGTACACTATTGAGACGCGTGAAGACGCTAATCAGCTCGTATCCAACTCCATTGTATACATCAGTGGAGCTCCCGTTTGGGTCGAAGCCATCACTGGCGGTTCGAGTAAGAGTGGTTTCACGGGTGTCGCGTATGAACTCCCCTTTAATGTGAATGGAGAACACAAGGCCGTCCCCCTGAATCTGAACGATCCGGCTGTTCAGTACGACAAGTTCAATGTCGGCTACTACAACAATCGCGGTCAAGCGGCAATTTATCTTGAGAGGGGGTCTGTTCGTCAGTATGCTCAAGGTCTGACGGCCCAACAGGTTCGACGTAGAGTCTTCCAGGAGAAAAACGGGAGCTTTGGCTACGATAAATTCGGTTTCCGGGATGCACTCTACGATCCCCACTTCTTGAATATGCTGGCCAATAAGTACCCCTCATTCGATGAAGCGGCCAAGAAGGTCAAGGATGGGTCGGCAACCACGTTGGCGTTTACGCGGTACCTGGCTGTCGGGCTCGACTCATTCCGTGGTGATCTGATCCTGTACTACAAAGGTCAACGCATCGGATGGTCTTCAGATGCGATCAATGTGATGCTGCCGAAAGATTTCCAGCATCTCCGTGAAATCTTGGATAACTCTAAACTGAAGGTTCAACCCTATGGATAAGTATTCGGCCATTACCCGTTTCTTCCCAATGTCGGTGCTGGATGTATATGGCATGAAGAAGAAAGCGGGCGAAGTTGGTATCGAGATTGAAACGGAAGGTGCGAATCTTCCGGATAATCTTCAGTACCACTGGGATGTCAAAGGTGACGGCTCCCTTCGAGCCACGAAAGGTACTCCATACGAGTATGTTCTTCGATCCCCCGTGGCCCGAGACAAGGTTTCGGAAGTTCTTCGATACCTGAATAAGAAGTTCGTCGAGTGGGAAGCGAAACCGGATTACTCGTATCGAACCTCGGTACACGTTCACATCAACGCACAACCTCTCACCATTCTTGAGGTCTTCACTTGGCTGACTGTGTATTTTGTCGTCGAGGATATGATCACGTCGATGTGCGGTCGCCATCGTATCGGTAATCGATTCTGTCTTCGAGCCTCGGATGCCGAAGGTATCATCGGAAACATCATCCAATCACTGCAAACGGGAAATCTCGGGGCCATGACCAACCCCGCTTACCGATACAGTGCGTGTAATTTCTCATCGCTTGCGGGTTTCGGATCGCTTGAGTTCCGAGCCCTTCGGGGCACCAACGATGAAGAGACGATTACACGTTGGATCAACCTTCTGCTCCACGTCAAAGATGCCTCTAAGGAGTTTGCGAACCCCAAGGAAGTCATTGAGAAATTCTCCGCACGAGGACCCCGTGCGTTCCTTGAACTTGTGACCCCCTCATGGTTCTTCCAGGAACATCTGTGGGATTCTGACCGGGATACCTTGCTCTGGGACGGAGCCCGACGAGCTATGGACATTGCTTATTGCGGTGTTAACTGGTCGGCCAAAAAACAAGAGTCCAGTGTGCTTGAGCCACAATACGTAACGTACGTAGTTGCCGAGCCCGATCGTCCAGTCCGACTCGGGGACATTGGTATTCGAGCTGAAGCCGCCGTTCGGCGAGATCAACAACGACGAGAAGAAGATGAACGACTCTGGCGTGCTGCTGCGGATGCCGCTATCGCCCCTCCCCCCGCACAACGCCAAGCTCGTCGTAATCCGCCTCCGCCGCGACCTGTCGCACCTCCTCTTGATCGATGGGCAATCTTTGACGATAACCTTTAACAAAAGAGCATCTAATGGCCGTTAAAATCTTCTCCTATAACCCCGGTTCTCGGGGAGCTCGTGGACTTGCCGCTGCACTTGGGGCTCGCGTGCTTCGTCGTGACTCAACTTGGCGAGGCCGAAACGGGGACACTGTGATCAATTGGGGTGCCTCAAATGTGACCGGAGCGGGTCTACAAGTTGATGTTCAACTGTTGAATCGCCCAGAATATGTCCGACGGGCTGGCAACAAATTGGAGTTCTTTTCCCTCGAACGGGAACCGCGACACAATACGGATCTGTTCCCCCGTTTTCCTGAGTGGACAACTGATCCTCAAGTGGCCCACAGGTGGGACTCAACGATTGTTTGCAGAACTGTCTTGACAGGTCACTCGGGACGTGGTATCATTATAGTAGAGCGTGGTGAGAACATCCCCAATGCTCCGCTGTATACCCGATACGTCAAGAAATCGGCTGAGTTTCGTGTTCACATTGTCAAGGGGGCGATCATCGATGTCCAAAGGAAAATTCGCGATCCGGATCGAGAACCTACCGACTGGAGAGTGCGTTCTCACGATAACGGATTCATCTACGTTAGGACTGGTTTCGTCGTACCAGCTGACGTTCGAGAGCAAGCGGGACGCGCATTTGTGGTCAGCCAACTTGATTTTGGGGCAGTCGACGTACTCTGGAACGAAGCCCAAGGTCAAGCGTACGTTCTCGAAATTAACACCGCTCCTGGGTTAGAGGGGACTACTATTGAAAAATATGCTGAAGCTTTCCGCCGACTTATTTAAAGAAACACTAACTCAAAATAGTTGGTACTTCTTCTGGGTTCTCCGTCACTGGACGGACCTTATCGAATGTGGTGCTCACGTTCACTTAGACCGAACTATATATTGTTTTGGTCCAATCAGAATTACAAAGGTTTATCACTGATGCGCTGTGTGTGTTGTGACCGTCCGATGGACGACCCCAAGATTGATCACCGAGACGGTGAATATCGTCCTTGCTCAACCTGTGAAGAGATCATCTACGAGACTGCCTTCGGGGAGTTCGATGATGACGATCTCGAGTTAGAGGAGGAATTTGATGATTCAATCGAATACCAAACCAGCTGATCAAACCCTCAAAGAATACGTAAAAGGAAATATTGATCGCGTGACAAATCTACTCACAGTTCGATATGGGCAAGTATCTGAAATTGAGAAAAATATTCAAATTCTCGAGGACGAATTAATAGATTGGAAAGAAACACAAAAGAAATATGGATTCAGTTAAAACTATTTGGACTACCCCGGATGGGGAAAAACTTCTCGGCTACATGGCTAGGGTATCCAACCCAAAAGCGTCGCCTGACGATGATGCCTCACGCCTGATTAAGTATCTTATCGACCACAAACACTGGTCGCCTTTTGAGATGGTAAATATCTGCTTTGAAATTCACTGTGAACGAGATATCAGTCGCCAGATTCTACGACATAGAAGCCTTACTTTCCAAGAATTCTCCGGAAGGTATTCAGAGTATGGTGACTTGGCGGAGTACCGCGAAGTACGATTGCAAGATACTAAAAATCGCCAAAACTCAATTCCTGTTTCAGATCCGGGATTGGAGAGGAAATGGCGCTCACTTGTTGGGCTCGTACGAGGTGTTTGTATCGGAGCCTATCGATCCGCAATCGCTATGGGAATCGCTAAGGAAGTCGCCCGAGTTCTCCTGCCTGAAGGATTAGCCCCAACTAAGATGTACGCGAACGGTTCACTCCGCTCGTGGATTCACTATATCTCGGTCCGTTGCGGGCCTGAGACTCAAAAAGAACATCGTGAGATTGCGGAGAAAATTCGTGAAGAAATCTTCAAACTCTACCCCTCGGTTGGCGCTGCATTGGCCGGAAAATAAAGAATACTCAGTTAGGAAATTAAAAGGTGGTGGCGAAGAACTTACAAAGTTCTGTAAATATCACTGGTCTATTTCTCACTGGGGATTGATTCCGCTATGAGCGTTCGGCTCCCCACCACTGATGCTCCCGCTCCGTGTCCTGTGTGTTACAATAACACCCTCTGCGAGGATGAGCCGGTGTGTGGGGAGCGTGTCTATTGGTGTTCTTCGTGCACCTCACTTATTCTTGAACAGGACCTGTTAGAAGAAAATGTATGCTGTAATACTGAACAAGACTGGGAAACCCTACAAGGGGCAACAGTGGGACATCTCGGGGATGAGATCGATGTACAAGTCGACATACAAATCGATGGACTATGCGTTGCAGATGGCTAGATACCTTAATCTATCATTATCTGGGAACGTTGATGAAAAGAAAAACCCCATTGTAGAGGTGTACGGTGCCCGACAACTATTCGTTCTCTGAATGGCAGGAATTTGCAGACAGCCCCGACCAGGCCTATTCATACGGTCGCAATGACTACGGATTTTATGACGAGCCTGAATACCCAACTTGTATCTTTTACATGAATGGGTGGTCCGATAAGGAGATGGAGCAAAACTGAGTAGATTTATAAAGCATATTTGGTGCCCTGACTGTGGCTCCTCTGATGGCAACAGTTTGTATTCTGATGGGCACACCCACTGCTTTGTTTGTGAAAAGACAACTCCGGCACCCAATGGATCGGAGAAGAAAGAGAGCACTTTGGAAATTAGAGAAATCACTGATCGCGGAATTTCCCGCGAAACCGCTAAGACCTATGGTGTACAATGCGAAGTCCAAGATGGGATTATCGCCCAACACTATTATCCCTATTTCAGCGTTGATAAACACCCGGTAGGTTACAAGGTCCGGAACGTTCCCAAGAAGGAATTTTTCTGGAAAGGCGAGCCAGCACAAGCAGCCCTGTTTGGCCAGCAACTATGGGAGCCGGGTTCTCACAAGAAGATTACTCTTGTCGAGGGTGAATGCGACGCAATGGCTGCCTTCCAGATGCAAGGTTCCCGTTACCCTGTTGTAAGTGTCCACTCGGCTGGCCAAGCCCCCAAGAACGTGGCAGATAACTTCGAATATCTGAACTCCTTTGAGGAGATCATCGTCTGCTTTGACAAAGATGAAGCAAAGGTTCGTCCTGATGGTACTCAATTCTTCCCCGGACAAGAAGCCGCTCGTGTGGTCGCGGGAATGTTCCCTATTGGGAAGGTCCGTGTCCTTACGCTTCGAGAGGGTAAAGACCCGAACGACTACCTCCTTGCGGGTAAGGCCGCTGAATTCACTAAAGAGTGGTGGCAGGCTCCAGTGTTCACACCTAGTGGACTTAAACTGGGAAAAGAAATGTGGGAGGAAATATCCACTCCTGTCAATCACGAGACTATTTCTTATCCCTTCGAGGGGTTTAATAAGAACACATATGGACTTCGTTTATCTGAATTGGTCCTTATCACGGCTGACACTGGCTTGGGTAAGACGACCGTGCTTAAAGAGATCGAACACCACCTTCTAAAGGAAAGTAAGTACGGAATTGGCCTACTACACCTTGAAGAGCCCAACGCCGACACCGCCCTCGGGCTTATGTCGATTACTGCTGGTAAGCCTTTGCATCTTCCTGATGTTCGTGAGGGCGTAACCAAAGAGGAACTCCGTAAGTACTATGATGATACCTGCAATACTGATCGCATTGTCATCTGGGATCATTTTGGCTCTAATTCCGTCTATGAAGTCCTTGCTAAAATCCGCCACATGCACAATCTGGGCTGTAAATATATTGTCTTGGATCACCTTAGTATTGTGGTGTCTGATCAATCTGGCGATGAGCGGAAGCAACTAGACGAAATCTCCACCAAGCTCAAGATGATGTGTATGGAACTTAACATCTGTGTCATCGCCGTTATTCACACTAATCGCAAAGGGGAAATCCGTGGCTCTGCCGGCCCTGAAAAGGTTGCCAACATCATTCTCACCCTCCACCGGGACAAGGAAGACATTGATGAGTGGCGTCGTAACGTTACTAAGGTTATGTGCAACAAGAATCGTTTCTGTGGCAAGACAGGCCCTACCAGTTATCTCTGGTACAATCCGGATACTGGGCGGCTTAGCGAATTAACTAAAGAAGAAATCGTCCGATATGAACAAGGTGGCGGAACTCAACCATCGGAAGAGGCGTGGTAATATGTGGACTTATGTTCGAAAATTAGGCGGATGGCTATCTAAAAGACCAGACGGCCAAAACGACAAATTCTTTTACTACGAAGAAGAGTGTAAACAATACATCGATGAGCGTAATAAAGTACTTAACACACGATGAAAACTATTGGATCTGTGATATCGAAGCGGATGGCCTCAATCCAACGCAAATTTGGTGCGTGGTGGTCCGAAACCTTTGTTCCTCAGAGCTTATTACTTGGGATTTACATGATCTTGATTCTTTTGTGGCTTGGTACAATCGCACTAAGCCCACATTCGTAGGCCACAATTTTGTTTCGTATGACGGGCCTAGTCTCAATAGGTTACTGGGTCTTCATATACCCTTGGATGGTATTGTCGATACTCTTGTCCTTTCTTATCTCTATGATCCCCGGATGCCCGGAGGACACTCTCTTGAAGCGTGGGGAGAGAGACTAAGAACACCAAAAGTCGAGCACTCAGACTGGACCCAATACTCCCCTGAGATGCTCAATAGGTGTATCGGAGATGTCAACTTAAATTACACACTATACCTCCGATTAACAAAAAGGATGCGTGAACGTGGGTTCTCAGAATTCTCGTGCGAAATTGAACACAAAGTCCGAATCGTCCTCGATAAGCAAGAACGAAATGGATGGTACTTTGACATCGAGGGTGCGATATCTTTACGAGATCGAATTCTTACCGAACAAGCAATGCTTGGAGAGTCTATACATGAACTATTTCCCCCGGCACTTTCCCCCGTCGGTAATTACGTTTATCGAACCACAGCCTCGGGTGAGCCTCATGCAACGTATAAAAAGCATCTGCTCAAGTATCCTCGATTGGAACACAACCGAGACGGGACATACACCGTATTTGATTGGCAAGAGTTCAATATTGGTTCACCTAAGCAACGTCTTGAAAAACTCATCAGCTTAGGCTTCAAGCCCCAAAAGCTTACAAAAAATGGGAACCCATCCGTAGATGAAGATTCCCTTGTAGACTTTGCTGAGAAGAGCGGTATTCCTGAAGTTCAAGCCATTGCAGACTGGTTAGTCCTTCAGGGTCGAGCGTCAATGATCCTGACGTGGCTCAACAATGTAGATCGCACTGACAGCCGTATGCGGGGTCGTGTGTTCACTTGCGGGGCCGGTACTCGTCGTATGACCCACGCAGCTCCAAATACTGCTAATATCCCCAAGGCTAAGAAAAAGGTAAAGTATGGGATCGAATGTCGACAGCTCTGGACAGTCCCGAACGCTGAGAGAGTCTTGGTTGGTTATGACGCAGCCGGGCTCGAAATGCGAATGTTTGGACACTACCTTAACAATCCAGATGCTGCGAAGTTGTACATCGAAGGCGATCCTCACCAAGCTAATGCTGACCTTATCGGGATCGAACGTGATCCTGTCAAAAATGTCTTTTATGCCTTTCTCTACGGAGCCCAAGATGCGAAGCTGGGATGGACAGCAGACACACGCTTGGTCTCCAAACGGAAACAATCGGCTTACGGCAAAGAGGTTCGCAGTAAACTTGTGGACAACACCCCCGGACTTAAGGAGCTTGTGGACCACGTACAACGAGAGCTCGCGGAATCTGGAGGCTGGATTCAAACTATTGACGGGGGATACGTTAGGTGTGGAAGTCCTCATGCCGCCCTCAACTATCTTTTGCAGTCTGCGGGAGCTATCGTCATGAAGCTCACATCTATCATCATTGACGAAGAAATAACTAGACTTGACTTAGACGCAAAGAAAGTGGCGGATGTACATGACGAAGGACAGATGGAATGCGACCCACGACAAGCACATCAAATCGGAGAGATTTGTGTCGAGGCAATACGCGAAGCGGGACGCCGACTTGGCTTCCGAGTCCCCCTCGACGGGGCCTACTCCGTCGGAACCAGCTGGGCAGAAACCCACTAAATCTGATGCAGGACAACCTTGGCTTTCTGACCCTAATAGTCACAAGGGTGGGGATATCCGTGGTTTAGGAATTGGACCTACTGGTTATGGGGAGTGATTCCCTCGAGCCCATTAAGGATATTTTAACACGAAAGGAAAAATATGTCAAGTGAATTATTTGTTCTTGAGTCCGAATTGGATGCTTTTGACGGATCTGAACCAGAGATTTTTTATTCTGTGAAAGAAGTGAAGAACTGTCTTGCCCGCAATAAGCAAATGATTATCCCCGGGGATCGGTTAATTCGTTTCCGTCCTGATGGTGCTCTTCCAATCAAGTACATTAAATCTTCAAATACTGTAGAAATTGGTTGACAATAACCCCTAACTGGGTTATACTATAATAGTAGAGTTAAGGCCACACTCGTTCAAACGGTAGGACGCCGCTTTTGTAATGCGGAGATTGGGGTTCGAGTCCTCAGCGTGGCCCCAAGTTTGCGTGTGTGGTATAAAGGTAGTGCCTCAGCCTTCCAAGCTGATGAAGAGGGTTCGAGTCCCTTCTCACGCTCCATTAATTTGATAACCAAAAAGGAAAATACATATTGGCTCTTTTTAAAGCTAAGGCCCACTGGGCAAAACTGACTAAGCCCGGCAAGGGTTATAAGAATCCCAAGACTGGCGTCCAAGGTGTGGACGAATGGTCCGTCGACCTGAGTATCGACGAAGCGACCAAGAAGGCCCTACTGGGTGAAGGCCTCGACCCGGATAAGATCAAGAACAAGGGTGATGATCGTGGTGATTTCGTCCAGTACAAGCGAAAGATTACCAACGCCGCTGGCGAATCCAATCAACCCATCCGAGTTGTTGGCCCGGACGATAAGCCGTGGGGCTCCACCCTCATTGGTAACGGTTCCGACGTCTTTGTCAAGTACACCATTAATGATGGTGGTCGTCTTGGTGTCTTTGCGATCAAGATTAGCAAGCTGGTTGAGTACACGACTGAAGAGAAGTGGCCAGAAGCTGAAGACAAGACTGTAAATTCGGCTGAAGATTGGAGCGAATCTTAATGGGACAAAATTATTTCTATTACCAAGGTAATGCTACTGTAAATATTGATTACAATATTACTATTGAAGCCAATACAATTGAAGAAGCCGAAACAAAGCTGCGACATAGAGAATTTGCGAATATCGAAGGTGAAACCCCTTCGGATATTCTATCTTTTAATAGTATAACTTTAGTGGGGCAGCATATTGCCTAAACCCTCAATCGACACCCTCATCCAGGACATTCAAAAGCTCCTGGTTGAGGGGAAGACGGTTGATAAGGGCCGAGTAGAGCTCTTCGGACAAACCTTAGCCAAGCTTGTAGCTGACAGGTTACAGGCAGCCACTGAGGAGCGTCCGAAGACTCTCCGTATGTCGAACATTGGAAAGCCTGCGAGGCAACTGTACTATGAGCTCAAAACTGATTTACCTCGTGAACAGCTTACTGCCTCCACACTTTTTAAGTTCCTCTACGGCGATCTTATCGAATCGATCATTCTCTTCCTCGCAGAGGAGGCTGGTCATGATGTGTCTGCTCAACAAGCAACAGTTGAGCTCAACGGAATTGTCGGACATATTGATGCGGTTATCGATGGAGTTGTTGTCGACGTTAAGAGCGCATCAAGCTACTCTTTTTCTAAGTTTAAAGATGGTTCTCTGGCTGAAAATGATCCGTTTGGTTACATGGATCAACTTGCTGGTTATGCAACTGCGTTGGGAGGTCTTAACGGGGCCTTCCTTGCTGCCGATAAGACGCTTGGACACCTTACCCTTCTTTCCGTCCCGGCTGAGGACCTTAAAGCCCTCGACTCTTCGGCACGAATTGACCATCTTCGTGAGGTACTTGAATCTGACGAACTCCCTGATAAATGCTATCCCCCAGAAGAAGAGGGAAAGTCTGGCAATCTAAAGCTCGGTGTGAATTGTTCATACTGTGCCTTTAAGAAAACTTGTTGGGCCGATGCCAATGATGGTTTCGGTCTTCGCACGTTCCTTTATTCTAAGGGTCCCGTGCATTTTGTAAACGTGGCTAAAGAGCCACTTGTGGCTGAACTGACTTTCTAGTGGGTAAATGGGCAGCCTCTAATTCTATGTCACTTCATCGCATAGACAACTCATTGGGATACGTTCCCGGTAATGTTGCCGTCATCTCGTTTCGAGCAAATGCTTTGATTAGGGATGGCAATTTAGATGAATTTATCAAAATTGTAGAGTATTTGAAAACATGAGTGACGACAACGATAAGGTGGTCGAGTTCAATCGACCCAAGATTGTGCGAACTAACGCGGTTGAAGAAAATCCCAAGCACCCTCCTCACCGTAACTATCAGATCCTTACTCGGGATGGTAATACTTATCATTCAGATGGCTATCTGATTGTTACCGGTACGTGGGTGGGTGTTGCGCAAGGCGAGTTCGCTGAACTACAGTTTGTAATCCCACTTGATCAGCTCGGGTCTGTTAATCTTTATGATGAACTAGACGAAGAGCTTCCCTTCTAAGTATGGCTTATCGTTCAGGGTTCGAGCGGACCTTAGTTGCACAAATGCGGAAAGCTCGAATCCCGTTCGAGTATGAACCGCTAAAGCTTCCCTATGTGCTTGAAAGAACCTATTCGCCCGACTTTAGGTTACCGAATGGAGTTCTTATCGAAGCTAAGGGGAAGCTGGACGCGGAGACACGATCCAAGATGATCGCCGTAAAGAAAGCTCATCCAGAGCTTGATATCAGGTTCGTGTTTATGCGCGGCAGCAACAAATTAACAAAACGGTCAAAGATGACCTATATGGATTGGGCCGAGAAGAATGGCTTCCCATGTGCAGATGGGGTTATCCCCGAGGAGTGGTTTACGTGAGTGGACGTACATGGCTAATTGCTGATCCACACTTTTCACATCAAGGGGTGTGTGAATTCACACGAGATGATGGTTCCAAACTTCGTCCGTGGGATAACTTCGAAGATATGGATAAAGCTTTAATCAATAATTGGAATGCCCTTGTAGATACCCAAGATCGTGTTTATGTTCTTGGAGATGTTTGTATGCGTCGTAAGGCGCTACCTATTCTCCATCACGTTAAAGGTCGAAAAGTCCTTGTTAAGGGTAATCATGATATCTTTGAACAAAAAGATTACGCACCCTATTTTGATGATATCCGAGCTTATGTTGTCGGTAAATTCGATGAGCGAAAGTATATTTTAAGTCACATTCCGCTTCATCCTGACAGCGTAGGCCGTTGTGGTATCAATATTCATGGTCATCTACATTATAATAAGATTGATGATCCCCGTTATCTTTGTGTCTCAGTTGAGCACACCAACTGGGCCCCTATTCTTTTGCAGGACGCCCTAAAGAAAGTTCCTCAAATTGACAAGTAAAATCCTAGTTATCGATATTGAATGGTCCCCGGCTGTTGCCTATGTCTGGAAGATGTGGGACGAAAACATTAGTCCGGCCCAACTCATTGATGCTGGTGGTCTTCTGTGTTTCTGTGCCCATTGGGTTGGCACTAAAGACTACATCTTCATGTCTGAGTGGCAAGATGGTAAGAAAGCTATGGCTGCCGAGCTTCGTAAGTTACTTGATGAAGCAGATGCAGTCGTAACGTACAACGGTAATCGTTATGATCTTCCTAAGATCCGTGGTCACTTGATGCTTGAGGGTGAGAAACCTTTTGCACCCCCGACCAGCATCGACCTAATTAAGACTGTGAAGAGCCTTGGGTTTGTGATGAACCGATTGGCCTATATTGCTCCCCTGCTCGGTGTCGGTACGAAGATGAAGCACGAAGGCTTTCAACTTTGGCGTTCCGTCCTTGAGGGAGACCCTAAGGCTCGGGCTCGGATGCAAAAGTATTGTATCCAGGATGTGAAGGTTACAGTTAAGTTGTACAAGCACATTATACCTTTCATCACTAATCACCCTCATTTGGGAGACAAGAAGGGTAAGTGTGGAGCTTGCAACTCTAATCACATTCAACATCGAGGTTATCGTCGAACGAAGTATTTTAAGGTTCAACGACTTCAGTGCATGGACTGTGGCTCGTGGAGCACAGGGATGAGGACGAAAGTATAAATGCATGACACTTAACTGGGAACAACGTATTGATAACTACGAGAAAGAAACTGGTTACCCCCGATCTCTTTTCGTAGATCCCACCGGACGCGTAGTCGGCACCTGGATCATGGGTAACAACTATCGGGTTAAGTCGACGTATTATGGTGGCTATCCGGCCACGTACTTGAAGCGCATTTCCGCCCTATTCCCTGACAGGAAGAACGTCCTACACCTCTTCTCGGGGAAAGTAGATCAAGATGTGTTCCCCGGTAAGACGGTGGACATAAATCCTGACCTTAATCCAGACTATGTGGACGACGCGCAAACCTTGAAGAACATCCCGCTTGAGGATTTTGACTTTGTTTTGGCCGATCCTCCGTATTCGGTAGAAGACGCCGATCATTATCAAACGACAATGATCAAGCGCAATGTTGTTATGAAGAATCTCGGTGAACGGCTAAGGTCTGGGTCCATTGTTGTCTGGCTCGATCAGGTCCTCCCTATGTATCGGAAAGACCAATTTCAGATTGAAGCGGTAATTGGAATGGTTAAATCCACCAATCATCGATTTCGTGTCGTAACCATCTTTAAAAGAAAGTAAAGTGTAGTGGATGACGCAGAAATCGATCTCTTCCTTACGAGAGTTGATGAGCGCTTCTCAGTGGACGAACTATGTGAACAACTTGGTTTGGCCACCAGTGATATTATCGAAAGATTTTATGAAGAACTACTCAATAAAGGATATGAGATCTTTGACGATTAAATCAGATGGCGGGTCTTCCGCTTACTATGACCTGCCCGAAGATGCCCGAGACATTGGCGACCTCATTGAGTATCGAGAGATGCCCTATGGGGTCGCTAACATTTTCAAGGCGTGTTATCGCTTGGGACACAAGGCGGGGAACGATGACGAATATGATCTTCGGAAGATTATCTTTTTTGCCCAACGAGAATTAGAGTATGTCGAAAAGCGTAGGAATGAACAAGTTTGATGAAAAAGACCGAAGAGCGGTTAGACGACGCAATCACGTGGCGCGCGATCTACGATCCCCGAAATACGCTCCGCGAGTTGTACGAGCGCGCACACGAGAAGACGAAGATGAGCGAAGGTTTAGACGGTACGGTCTCGAAGAAATCGATAAGGACAATCTAGATGGTAATTCCTGAAATTTGGAAAGATATTCTTCGACAATCTCCACAAGCTGTCATTGCTGGCGGTGCTGTACGGGATTTATGGCTAGAGGGTCCCGTTAAAGATATTGATGTATTCATCTGGAATGCCAATTGGGCAAGACCGATGTTCGTGCCTGAAGGTGGTATTCACATAGATACCCCAAATCGGAATGAAGAGTACGAGGGAACTCAAATTCTAGCAATTGAGAATTTCCTTGTTACTGATCAAGATGTCCAGATTATCTACATTGATCGGCCATTTTCTGAATACATCGAAACATTTGATCTAAGTACAAGTTACGCTTGGTATAATGGCGGTCTTCACTTCGAACCTGAATTTATGCGAACGATGGACACTGGAGTAATTTCAATTGTTAATGCTCAAGGTAGTCCGAACAAAATCAATAGGCGTGCTCAACGAGTTGTTGAAAAATATCCTAATCTCACGTATACCCCACTAACACATGTTCCTGAGGAAATCCCGTTTTGAGCTGGCGAAGTAATGAAAACCCCGCGTTCCGATCTAAGTTCTCCGAAGACATCTTCAACCAAAAGTACCGACACGAAGGAGCCGAAACGTGGGATCAGCTCGCTTCAACGCTGGTCGAAGATGTATGTCAAGAGTTTCTCCCCAAGGAAGACAAAGATCAGCTAAAGCGTTACATTCGTGAAATGAAGTTCCTGCCCGGTGGGCGGTATCTTTATTACGCTGGTCGTGAAGCGAAGTTCTTTAATAACTGTTATCTCCTTAAGGCAGAGGAAGACACGCGAGAGGACTGGGCCAATCTGAGCTGGAAAGCTGAAAGTGCCCTCATGACTGGTGGAGGTATTGGTGTCGATTACAGTACATATAGACCCGAAGGAAGTCCGCTGGGACGAACTGGGGGTATTGCATCTGGACCTCTCCCCAAAATCCAAATGCTTAATGAAATTGGCCGAAGAGTTATGCAAGGAGGGAGTCGACGGTCAGCTATTTATGCCTCACTCAATTGGAAGCACGGTGATGTGGGGCAGTTCCTACAGTCTAAAAATTGGGAGAACCAACCCGTTGGTACATCTGGACTTACCTACTGGGACGTAAAGCAACAAGACTTTAACTTCCCCGCTCCACTAGATATGACAAACATCTCGGTTAACTATGATACCGAGTGGCTTCTCAACTATTGGAAGACGGGCGATACTGGAGAAATCTTTAAACAAAATGTCGAACAAGCCCTCCGAACAGCCGAACCCGGATTTTCTTTTAACTTCTTCGACAAGGAAAATGAGACTCTCCGTAATGCCTGCACAGAAGTCACGAGTGCGGACGATTCGGACGTTTGTAATCTCGGGTCCATTAACATTGGACGAATTGATGACATTGACGAGTTTCGAGACATCTGCGAACTCGCAACAAAATTCTTGGTCTGTGGAACTTTACGAGCACAACTCCCTTACGAAAAAGTTTACGCTGTCCGGGAGAAAAATAGACGTCTTGGACTTGGCCTTATGGGCCTTCATGAATGGTTAATTAAACGTGGAAACAGATACGAGGTATCTCCTGAACTACATCGATGGCTTGCGGTATACCGGAGCCAATCTGATGCGAGTAGCCGACATTTTGCAGACCAACTTGGAATCTCCCGTCCGGTCGCCAATCGAGCCATCGCGCCTACAGGCACTATTGGAATCCTTGCAGGCACAACTACCGGCATTGAGCCGCTCTTTGCCGTTGCTTATAAAAGACGTTATCTCAAAGGAACGCGTTGGCATTACCAAACGGTAGTCGATGGTTCCGCACAGGAGTTAATTAGTCTCTATGGTGTCGATCCGGAATCAATTGAATCGGCTGTCGACTTGGCAGATCGTTACGAAGAGCGGATTAAGTTTCAAGCTGATGTGCAAGATTATGTTGACATGTCTATTAGCTCTACTATTAATCTGCCCGCTTGGGGTTCTAAGTTCAACAATCCCGACACCGTGGGGACCTTTGCTGATACTTTGGCTAGGTATGCTCACAGGCTTCGGGGTTTTACTTGCTATCCGGATGGAGCTCGCGGAGGACAACCTCTTACATCAATCCCTTATAAGGAAGCTATTGAAACTTTAGGGACTGAGTTTGAAGAACACGTAGAGACTCATGATTTGTGCGATATAACTGGAAAAGGGGGATCATGTGGTGTTTAAAGAGGCCTGGCAAGAATAACTAATAAAAAACCCCCGAGGGATTTCTCCTTCGGGGGTTTCTTTTTATCGACCTGTACCCGGAATCCTTCGAGGACGACTGTTCGGACGCCTGGGATTCGGATCTTGAGCGGGTTCTGTAGGCTGTGAATTAAGTCTAGCCACAATCTGCTCTACTGAGTTTCGTGTTCTTTGTGGCATATCCGATTGCTCAGGGGTTGCCCGTTGAGCTGCAGCTCTACCATCCAATGGATTTTTCTTAAGAGCTTTTTGAAACCGATCTTCTCGAACTCGATTAAATTGACGATCAGCACGAGTCCGGTTTGTCTCAAAGACATATTTTCTAATGCCACGACGATCGTCGATATTTCCTGATTGTCTCCCTTCTTTATACTTCATTATTCGTATTTACCTGTTTTAAAGTTGTACTTCTTATGGATGAGTGGCCTTCCAGGTTCGGGACGCCAATCTTCATTAACCACAAGAGTTCCTCGACTATTTTCGTAACGACCATTAAGAGGGCCACCAACATATCGGGTAGCAGGTTTTAATTTACCCTTTCCCGTTGAGCGTCCTGCACTAACCCCTAAATCTAATCTTTGAGTAGGAGGCATCGTTTAGAACCACCGGGATTTAGGTTTAGAGGAGGCCGTAGGGGCACTAGGAGCCGCTGTGACGGGCGTAGAACGTTCCAGTGGAGGCAACACTCGCCCGCCTAAAGAAGTGGCCACACCGCGCATTTTTTCAACGGTACGCATCGTGCCGATTCCAAGCAGAGCTAAGATGATCGGATAAATTTCCGACGCTTGAAGAGCCGGTAACTCGGTTAGCTTGAAGAGCGCTTTGAGCAGTGGACTCAGTATCCACGTATACGCCAGCGCTACACCCCCCACCCAACCAATAAACGGTCGCCAACCTGAGACAAAAAGATTGGCAGATCCCGCCTCGACTTTATTAATTTCAATCTGGCCTTGAAGCAGTTCGTTCTCACGAGCATCTGCCTTATCTGCCAATTCAGCTAATTGGACTTCAATTTCCATGCGCTTATCAGGATCGGGGATGAATTCGCGAACTGTCTCCCCGACCTCCCGGATAAGGTCCCCAACAAATGGGATCGTCATAATTACCCCTTTCTCATCATTTCGGCCAGACGGCCTGAGCGATTAGGGCCAACATCTCGAGCCCATTTAGATTGTAGCATACCGCGAGCAGCAGCATCAAAGTTTCCTGCTCGAATATTCGCCACGGTATTTTTAAATTTACCGATCCATCCAATACCCATATTAAAAGTAAGATTGACCATTACTCGTTGACGAACAAGACTTAGCTGTCTCCACCAAGGAGCGACGCGATCAAGATCCTTGACTTTTTCATCGATATCATTTGCTAAGAGATACTCAATCTCGTCGTTAGTGAGACGACCCCCCATCCGTTTATCGATAAGTCGACCGACCCCAATGGTCCAGTAACCTTTGGAATCCTGATAGGCATGATTAACTACACCTTCATCGCGTTTAAGTTCAGCAATTAGAAGTTTATCATTTTCATCCATAATTCACCTTGTTTTGGCTAAATGGATCGCTCTTCGAACTCGGGCATAATGGACACCCTTACGTTTGCGATAAATTATTTCGAATAATACATTTTGATCGAAAACCCCCTCCCGTAGGAGGGAGAGGGCTTCGTTAAATAGTTCCTCATTACTGACCACGTTGGAAATCTCCGGGACGACGATAGAAGAGCCCAGCCCCAACTTTCACAGGCTCAGCGCCCTTTGCGAAATCAGGAGTTCGGCTACTTGTCATCCCACTTGGGTGATAAAAATGAGTCACTCCTTGGAGTTGAGCAGGAAGCTCCCCTTGGAGTAGCGGACTTAACAACCGATCAAGACGGGCTTGTTCTTCAGGGGACGGACGTAACATCCGATCCCTACCAGCATATCCAGGTTTCCAGACATTATACTGACTACCATTACCAGCCGTCACAACATCTCGAAGGGATTGGCCGGACAGTTTGGCCCGATTGATAATAGTCGCCGCAATAGCTTGCATCTCTGCGTCGGAACCATTAAAATTTTCCCCAAAGACCGTAGAGGTCAGCCAACGGGGATCATTTTCAGCCCAAGCTGTTTCGGGATTGTTTTGGATCTGCACGATGTCCGAGCTAAGATTGGCTGAGATAGCATCTACAGCAGCAATGGCTTTAGCGGGAGCAGCGCTTTGTGCAGCCAGCGAGGTCACCGGAAGTCCCCGTGCATAAGCATCACGACGAGCCCTAGGAGTAACGTCGGTTGGAACCGCTTCATCATATTGGTCAGTCTCCACTAGGAAGTTGAGCGATCGATTAAGAACATCGAATTGCGCCCGAACATCCGGATCAGTTTCGGCACTCCACGTAGGCCTAGGCAAAGCGGTTGTTAGACCGGCTTGTGCTCTTTGAGACCCGATAAATGAGGAGTCCCCTCGCGGCCCTAAAGTTGTGAGGGCCTGTTCTTCTTTCCAGCGTTGTTCATTCAACACGGGAACATATTTACCATCTTGGTACTTGAAGTCCCAATAAGATTGAGACGGACGATTACCAATAGTTTGGATAGTTTGGAAAGCAAATTGACGAGACCCAAAGACGAGTTCTCGACCAGTTTGTTCATCCTCTTTGATAACCATTTTAGCAGCTTTAAGTGCTTCAGGGCTCAAGAGGCTATCCGACGCTCGCCAATAAGACGAAGCTCGGGCATCTCGCGGAAGAGCCGAAGCAGCGTTCAGCAACCCGCCAACAGAATTAGCGTATGTGCCGACTTCAGAGCCTTGAATTGCACCATCCAGTAGAGCACGTTTCCGAGTACCAGCAGCAGTAGCCTCAAGGCTGGGAATAGCCTTAGCCGCTTCAACTGGGTCCATGTCCGGAATAGATAGCTCCCCTCTTAAGAGACGAGCAATATTCTGGATTGTCGGGCCAATCTTTTCGGGATGAGCCGGATCATACGCTTGGACTTCTTTAGCAATAGCATCCATATTAGGACCGGCTTGCATACCCTCAAGCCACGAATTTGCCGTGTTCTGGCCAAAAGCTGAAGACAGGGCAAAGTACAGTGGCATAGCATTAGCAGCCGAGGCCTTAAAGTCAGTTTGCAGCCGTCCTAAAGCTTTAGTTGTACGCTCATCAGGTGCCGAGAAAATATACTTATCAGCATCTGCAATAAGCGTATCATAATATTTGTTAAGCTCATTGATATCGTCAGGACGAAGTTTAGCTTCAGCTGCCCGCGATAATGTGGAAGCGCGAAGAGCTAAAATTTTAGTCCGGAACAGTTCACGAACTTGAGGCAAAGCTTTCTGGACTTGAGCCTGATCGACTGCACTTCCGGACAGACTAAGTGTCCGAAGTTGAGTAGTAAGGTTGCCGATATCTCGTTGGGTATTAGCAACAGTTGCAGCATAGAAATCTCGACCAGACTTAATCAGAGACGACTCTGCATCCTTATCCCCACGAGAAGCCGCAGCCGCCGCCGCCTGAGATTGGGCAACAGCAGTTTGAAGTTGTGCATCAGCAGCAAGCCCCTCACGACCCAACCGAAGTTGTTCAGCACGAGAGACTGTAGTAACATCCCCACCACTCTGAGCAAAACGCTGAATAGCCGCGTTCTCAGCTTGTAATTGCTGGCTTTGTTCTGTCTGAACCCTAGCGTCGCTTAACGCAGCCTGAAGTCGGATATCTTTCGCAATAAAAGAATCATACCCAAACTCCTTAAAGGTCTGCATAATAGTCACTTCAGATCCCGGATGTTCCCGCAACATTTGTTGGAGAAGAGCATCCATTTTTACATTGACAGAACCTACCGGGAGACGGCCCTGATCTTCAGCCGCCTTAGCGCGATTAAGGCTGGCCATCTGAGCTACTGTGGCTCTACGGGCTTCTGTGTCAGCCCCTTCGAGTTCTGCTGAAATACCAACAGGAAGTTGGGGAGCAGCGGTTGTCTCAGCAACTTGAGGTGAAGTCGTCGGAGCCGGGGTAAGAATACCCTGAGCATTCCGAATAACTTCACCTGCAAGGGCCTCATCTTTTTGTCGTTTATAAGCCGCATCAGATTGCCTGATATCTGCTTGAGCCCCTAAGAGCCCCTGAGCAATAGTGTTCAGGGACCCTAGGAACGTTGTAGCGCCAGCCCGACCGGGGATAGCAATAGGAGCCGGACCACTTTTAATTGTGGGAAGCTGATCAGTCAGTTGGGCCATTATTTATCGCCTCATTACGTTTACGAATTTGCTGTTCAAGACTTTCATACATAGACCTGTCAAATCCTTGATTGACTTTACGAATAACCTTCTTCCGTAAATGCGGAGGCAGGGTAGACATAACAATTTGGATTTCACGAGTAAGTTGTTCTCGATGATCCGGTTCATTAATCATACGACTCCGATAATTCGAAACCATACGAGCAGCATCTTTAACGACTTGGCTATCATCCTTAGAGATTTTCATCATGGCTGAGATCAAATCAATCTTGCCGGGTTGAGCACCAAAGAGAATAGTGAAGGCCGCATTTGCTGTAGGTACATCATGAACTGGAACAGATCCAGAACGGGTCACCCACTCATTGTACTTTAAAACTGTTAAAGCCTTCATGAGATTTGACGAAGACGAGATTTGCCCCAACACAGCTTTAATTGTGTCTGGAGTAAAATCTTTTAAATCTAGATTGTCGTCACCCATTTCAGCCTTGGCATAACGGACAACTTGATCTAAACCAGCCCCAATAGCGCCACCAGTAATGCCAACAGAAGCACCACCAGCCCATTCAAAGAGACTTTTTTCACCGTACTCAGACCATCCAAAGATTTCTTGGATCATTTGTGGTAACCAAGAGCCCGAGCCAAATCGTTTACCAAGAGCCACATCAGCGCCAAAGAGATGGTACGCAACCTCATCCATGAGACCACGATCTATCATACCGGCCACAGTGTCGAGGTAGTTTTGTTTAGGATCAAGATCACTAGCTAAAGCTGGTCGAATAGCATCAAAGACTGCCGATAAGACTGGATTAGCTGCCGCCCCATAGATAAGAGATTGCACAACAAAAAGTTGGAGCTTTTGCTGAGGAGTAAAACTCTTGCCTAAAAAGACTTCCAGCATACGAGCATTGTACGCCCAGAACTGGGTAGGGATACTTGTCAGTCCGTGTTGCCAACCGGCCTTAGATTGTTCGCGCATGTTGAACGAATAGTCATCGGCCTTCTTGAAAACTTTAGACATAAAGAATTCATCCGCTTTAGCAGCCGCTTCCGGCATCTCAGCCGCAACATCCTCCCACCCCATGCGGAAAGCAATGGCATAGTTGAGTGTTTCACCAGCATAGAACGGAGAACGGCCCCATTCTTTAAACTTGGTGTATCCGCGACCAATCCCCGAACCAAGAGCATTCGGCCCACCATCATTGACTAGAGCATGGGTCGTCTTAATATTAAACCACCCAGACTCTTTGGCTTTGCGCATAAAAGTTTTGTACGCTTCAGCCGACTCAAATCCGGCACTCTTCCACGCACCACGACGGACCAACTGATCCAACATGGCATCCGTACCCGATTTTGTGATGTACAAGATCAGATCGGGAGAACCAAGCATCGCCTTCATACCAAACCTCGGGTTAAGAGCGACCGAAGAGATGGAGGACATAGCTTGGAGTGGCATCTGAGCAATATTGAAAAAGCCTAAGGCCGAGTCGAAAGCAAACTCTTTCATGGCTCGAACAGGGTTGGCATCGTTCCACCAGTCCACAGTTGTTTTTACAAACTTGTGACGACTAGTAGTGGGATCAGCACCTTCAATGAACGACCGAATACGAGACTGAGTCTCCTTCATCTCCATATCAAAATCTGACTTCCAGCCTAAAATACGGCGTGTTACAGCACGCTGAGACTCAGCAGCTCTGGCAATCTTCGACCCACGAACAATCTTCCCCTCAGAGAAAACCTTAAATGGGGAAACATCCATACCAGAAAATTGGGTGTATGGTTTGAAAGCTTGGACCCAATGTTCAAGAGCATTGACCTTATAATCAGCCATGCTAGTCACTGTTGCAATGTTTTCCATAGTTCGATTGATCGTAGTAAATGGATCAACAACTAGAGCACGACGACCTTGCCAGTCCTTCAGACCTTCCCCCTTAGAGCCATAGAACATTCGTCCATTAGTCTTCATGTATTGCTGGAACGAAGTTTCCGTGTCGTCTAAAGAACGTTCATAGTCCGAAGCACGATTATAGATGTCAGGATTTTGACGATCGAAGTTGACCTCAAACTCATGGTCTAGTTGGTACTTTCCATCTTTAAAGTCTTTGAGGACTTGATCACCAGAGGCGAAAGACCCTACTCCATATCGTTCGAGAATTTCATCGATACCGTTGGCCGAAGCTTGACCCGACTTGACAAGTTTCCGAACATCATTCATAGCTGCAACCCACATAGAAACTTCAGCCTTTGTCCCAGCAACAAATGTTCCGGGACTCATCAGGGCTTTACCGCCATTAGGTTGTGTATGAATACGAGCTTGTTTAGCAAACCATTTGTCTGTATACATTGTGTGACCACCGGCTTTGTACCCAAGTTGAGTACGCGCCAACGGTTCTTCAATCATATTAATTTGTTTTGTCAAGAAAGAACGGACAAGCGCCCCATCACCAATATTGATGCCGTCGGTGAGATGGACAATAACGTATCCTTCCTCGCGAAGACGTTTCAAATCCTTGGGAGACAGGGGTCGGTTTCGAGTATAATGAATATTATTTTCGACATCAAATACACGATCTGCACCCATCGATGTCATCTTACGATCAACACGACCAGTCAGATTTGTCCACTTACCAATCGATACTGTTTTGTTCCCGCCGCGATGAAGCTGCGTAAAGATTTCATCATTGCGAAGAGTGTAGTCGATATCAAAGAGTTCACGGGACTTTGAATAGGCTTCCCACTCACGAGCAGTCATAGCACGTCCTGTACTACGAGAAACCATAGTACTGAATTCGGCTTCTGTGAACCAACGCTGTTTTTCATTACTTACACGAAGAGCAGCATCGACAGTGTTCAACTCGGGTTTAGTCAAAGAGCCGAGGAAATCCCCGTACTCACGACCAATACGCGCCAGCACTTCACCCTTGATACTGCCACTCATGAGAGCCATACCGTGGAGCACTTCATCCCCAGTATGCGCAGCAGAATAGAGATAAGAGCCAACCATAGTGCGTTCAATAGGCGAACGACCAGCCACGTACAGGCCAGTTTCTCGCATATTTGTACGGAACTCCAGATACCACCCACCGGAAGCATCTTGTTTAACTTCAGCCCCTAGATCACCCAGTTCAGCCTTACGCTTTAATGCTCCGCTTTCACGAGCATACATACCACCATCTTGTTTACCAACACGAACAATCAGCTCGTGAATCTGTTGGCCGGTCGAGACAGTTTCAGCATCAGCCACGGCTACGTCTAGAACACTTTTAGCCCCAAAAGAGGCCTCGATATCCTTGACATTTTCAGCGATGATGGCATCACGTTCAGTCGGAGTTAAGACTGTGCCCGGCTGTTGGAGGTCCCCAACCTTAGAGGCTGTCAGAGCTTCTCGTTCAAGACGGGCTGTTTCGGTTTCTGCAACAAGCGGCAGAAGATTTTCCGTGGGGTTAGTGTTAATAATCGACGGAGCTGTAGCTTCGATGAAGTCATCTGTAGTTTGTCCAGTAGCCTTTAGGGCCGCTTCAGTCGAGTCTGCTTCAACAGTCGCCATAAATTTAGCAGTAAGCGCACCGGCCTCACGACGAGCACCAGCAACCACAAACATTTTAGGAATGCTCATGATCTCCCCAACAGGGATAACACCAGCAATATCCATAGTAGACCACGCCCCTTGTTCAATAGCACTGGGGACTTTATTTAATTCGGAGAGCAGAGAAGCCGCTTCCGTCGGATCAGCAATGTGAAAGAGTGTGGACTTCTCGCGAATATTCGGAAGAACCTGTTCATCAAGAACTCTCGTAAAATCCTCAATTGGAAGATTCCACAGAGCTTGAGATTCACGGGTTTGCCTGTCATGAGAGAAAAGCCAATCTGCCCAGTGCTTTTGACCTTTAGGGAGATCAACAAGACCAACTCTGGAGGCCGAGTAAGGGTCAATAAGATCAACCCCAAAATTCAGCATGTACATGAGAATATTTTGGTTCTCACGATTAGCGGACAATTGTTGTAGGCGATTTTGCATGATGAGATTTTTAGTCATCATGTCTCGATACATTTGACCTGGACCGCCAAGCTCTTGAGCGCGGAGAACAATAGATGCTTGTGCCGTATCACCAGACGCAGCTAATCCCGTCACCCTGTCTACAAAGTCACGCTCAATAGCCGCACTTTTGCGGGCTTGAATATCGTATCCAAGTTGTTGTTGGACGACCCCATTAGCAAGACTAGTAACTTGTGGATCTTGCGTAGGGAGATTAGCTAGCATTTGCATAGCTGATGTCGTGTCAGAACGATATTGATCAGCCGCCGCTTGGGTACGAAGAGTATCTTCGCCATTAATCTCAATTAGGTCTTTATACTGGGCAATAGCTTCTTGTATGCCTGCCAAGTTAGACTCAAAGGTTGGAGCCTTGGCAATACCGATTTGGGCTCCAAGTTTAGCAGAAGCTGTCGGATCGGCATACACCGGACCGGTATTTGTTTCAGTCGATGTAGCGGGCGGACCGCCAAAGAGGTCCACGGGGGGAGTAGTAAATAAGTCCACTAATTAACCTCTTTTGAAAAATCCGCCAACCTTGTTTATCGCATCTTGACCTTGTTGGCTTCCAGCCCAACTATACGCCGAAAACCCCAATTGGGAAATGGCCGCGCCAGTTTGAGCATTAAGGGCGAACTGATTAGCAGAGCTTTCAGCCGCACCAGCTTTTTGCGTAAGCAGTGAGTAATTGTCGAGGAAACTAAGATTGCCAGCAAGTTGGCTTCTAATAGAACCAATGCCACCCTGTGAAGCCGATGATCCAAGTGTACCCTGATTAGCCCCAGCTTGTGTGGCTTCGCCCATACTCATGCGAGCTTGGCGGATAGCGTCTGAACGTTCTCGAGCTGTTTGCAACTCTTGAGCTTGTCGTTGAAGTTTTGCAGATTGGGCCGCAGCAGATGCGGCTTTTGATTGCATCTGAGACGAGAAAATCGATCCGGCAATACCAGTAGCGGCAGAGACCCCAGCGGAGATCCCGCCAGCAGTCCCAGCAGCACCCAGACCGGCAGCCGATATTTCAGCGGCAGTCATACCAGCAGCAGCCGCTGTAGAGCCTGCTGTGGCCGCTGTAGAGCCCGCAGCCGCCGCCGCTGAGGCCACCCACGCTAAAGTCGCTGAAACTGGATCAGCCATTGTGAATAACCTTTCTCATTAGTTCAACCGGTTCCATATTTGGTGGAGCAATGTGCTCATTAGCCGATTGAAAACCCATTAACTGGCAGAATCGAAAAGACCTCAACCCTTGAGCCATACAATAAATCTCACTATGATCTTTTTGACTCAACTCTTCTTCAAGTAGATTTAAGATTAAAACCCATTCTTTGAGTGAACGTTTAGTCAGACGACCAAAAATTTGAGCCTCAAGGAATAGTTTACCCTTAAATTGCCAAAGATATAATCGACCATCTTCGTGCTCAAGGATTTGATTACGGGTTAGCATTGCCTGTATAAGCGACAGACCATCCGAGGAGATCAAAATCTTTTCCGATTTCATTATTTTCAAACCTAAATTGAATTGCCCGTCCGTGCCCACGAACTTTATGTTTAGTAGCCACTACGGCAAACCCTGTGTCAAACCCAAGATCAGCTTCCGAGAATCCTGGGATTCTTTGGTGTCTGTACGCTTGTACTTTTGTTGACCAGCGGTTGGAGTTAGACGATGAGGCCCAATCCCACTTGGTCTGAAAGAAACACGACGATGGCCTATCTAGGACAAACGTGTCATCTTCAGGTACATAAGAACTTTCAGTACGACGGAAAAACGTGGTCACATAAGTTGTTTGTTTATCCCGCATCGCATCTTCGAGAAGTTCATACCCAGTTTCAACAAAAGAATTGAAGGCGAGCCCAGTCCCATCAAATGTTTTCCAGTCGGCAAATTCTGTATTAGAGAACGTTCCGAATGTTACCTTATATCCACCAGAAACAGGAACAAGTATCGAATACTTGGCAAATGTGTTCTTAATCGTCAGAACAAATGTATTAAAGATCACATTGTCTGCACCATTAACAACTTGCACTCCATCGGAAACAACTTCTAGTTCGGTCTCGATCCTATTGATACGTGGAGTAATGACCGATCCAATAATCATCGGACTTTCACCCTCAGCCCCTGAAATAGTCCAAGGATAGAAAGCTTGAGTTGTCAAATCAAAATTCAACATACGATTATAAATGTATGGTGAACCGATATCCGAAGTTTTGAATAACCACTGAACTGTATTTGAGGCGGGGTCATAAGTTGCTTTTACGTACGGACGAGAAGCATCAGGGATATTGTTTGTGTAGAATTGTTGAATAGTCTCTTCCGAGATATTAGTCTTTTCAAAGACCCCATCAACAGATCCAAACATTCCCATCTTTTGAGCCATACCCATGATCCCCACCTTGGAGAACCAGAAGATTTGACCATTTGCCTCCACAACAGAATTCGGAGAGTCCGTACCAATTGGATGAACTCGTTGAACTGTCAGATCAGTAGCGGTAAAACCCTTGTCCGAACCGGAGATAAACCAAACACCATTTGTAGCAAAGCATAGAATACCCGTTCCAGCTGGCACAAGAGCGACCGCTTTAGCCATTTCAGGAATAGAGACAATACCCCCATCAGTGGCAATCAGATCAGAGATGCTTTCAGATGTTGGATCAGCCTCTTGATAACAAAAACCAGCTTTATCTTTTGACGTAAGAATTTGTGAATAATAGACAGCCGACTCATGTCCGTACCAAGTACGTCCAGAAAAGAAACCGACACATCCCGGTCGTGTAAGTTTAATATCTGAACTTAAATTGGGGATGCCGGAAGCTTCAGAACGATCTTTACGGAAAGCATCAATAACAAAGTGACCTTTAGGAGCTGGAGTGTTACCCGTGTAAAACTTCTCTAAAAGCGTCGGATTGAATTCGCCGAATTTATAACCATTACCATCAGACGAAGCTTTAGCCGTCCACCACTGCTTATTGTTAGCCGGATATCTATGAAGGATCTTATAGTAAAAATCAATAGGTTCTGCTGTAGGGGCTCGATAAGACTTTCGACCGCCATTTGGTGTGTAGTAGTAAGCCTGAACCCCAGTATTATTATTCTTAGCGGAAACCCAACCCTGGTTCATCAGATTATAACGATGTTCAGGGGTAATAGTAGTCGGCTCTTCATCGTTAGCTAATCCGTCTTCAAGACCTTCGAAGTCTCGAATTTGGATGTAAATACGTTCAGAAGTAATATTGTCATCATCTTCATTATACGTAACGATAAAAGGTTCGAAAGTTTCACCAACACAAAAAAGATAACCGTAACCTGACGCGAAAGAAATTTCTCGCATAAGATTAGCGGCAGTCCCCGAAACGGAAAATCCATTCAAGTCTAGTGTGAAGTTTTTCCGGTTTGTCGAAATTGTTGAACCACTGATATCATAAAAATATAGAGTCAGCCCAATTTGCTGGACAAGAAAGTTGATATTACTTTTGTTCGAAACAGATTCCCAGCGATATTCCTTGAACACCATATTGGGGTCGGATATGTCAAAAGTGGATAAAGCAAAACCGTCTTCGTAGTCAATACCAAGACGTCGAGACCTATTCCCCTTTCGGGACAGGATGCAGTTGTCTTCGTCAATCGAGGCTTCTTCCGGAAATGTGAGAGGACTCGCTTCCGTAATAAGACCCTTGACAAATGTTCTGTAGAGACGAACAGTCGAAGGTTTAGCCATTATCGTTTATAGACCTTTCCCGGATATATTGCGCGACCCCATTTATCTGTGTGCCGTAAAAAACTAACCAAGGCTTGTTCCGCATCTCGGAAAGAAAGATAAGAACCGGCCACCTGTTTCGGAGTTTTACCTCCCTTATACGGCTTGATAAACCAAGTCCCTAGTATACTATTTTGGTGAAGTTCATAGGATTGTTTTCGATCAGAAACATATTTAGCCCCCGCCTTAACTCTTTTAAGTGCGTTAGGGTGAATACGTTCTAACGGGGTGTTCGCCCATAATTTGGCACTCGCCTGTAATCGCGCTGCCTCATTTTGAACAGATTGTCCTGACGTCTTACTTGTTGACGACGAGCCTTGTGTTCTTCGCGGGCATTGGGTGTTTGCTTGAAGTTTACGAAGCATGTGGCTTTAGCCTCAGCAAGAAGTTGGGGAAATTGGTCCGCATCCATTTCGGGTGTAAATGTATCAACCATCTCCCAGGATGGTGTCACTAAAGCCCAGACAAGTGTTTTTTGTTGCTGGAGTGTTGTCTCTACATCCGAATTATAAGAATCAAAAATGATGGTGTTATTGTCAAATGTGGTCCAATACTGAGGATTCTTTGCATTTGCAATATTAAACCTAGCTCCAGATGTATCAATAACTTCTACTGTTGCTTCGCTACCTCGAGAACCTGTACAAAGCACTAGAAAATCTTCAGGCTCCATATAAGTTATATATTGGTAATCTGTAGAGCCATCAGTTTGGAAATCATATTTAATCCATTTGACAATTCGCACATCTTCAGGTAGTTCAAGATAATTAGGCTTATCCGAATCCCCTAGGGCTTGAAGTTGTCGGAGTTGCCACCGAGAAGGCTCATCAAGATTTGCAAAAAGTTCCGAGTAGGTTTCTTTGACAACTTCTGCAATTTGTAATGACTCTACGGTATCAGCAATAGAGTTGACCTCATCTGAATCCATAGATGAAAGAATATTCTGAACGATTTCAAGAAGGGTCATTTTCATTGTTAATATCCAATCGCAATCCAGTCAATAGAGACCGCAAAGCCTCCGTTGTTATTTTGTAAATAGACTACAGCTTGGTAAGTATTCTTTGATGTTACCTGGATGTAGGTGTCTTGAGTATTCGGAGAGGCACCTGTATTGTGACTTACCGGGACAAAAGAGATGCAAGCATTTGGAAAAGCTGTAGGGAACGTAATAGTCTGAGCGACGCTACCATTGACGCCAGTATTGTAAGTTCCGCACTGAATCATCAAATTGCCAATAAGGCTGTATCCCGTAGAACTGGTCAAACTTTCTGTGCTTGAACTTAGGTCAGCCAGATCCGGATTGGCAACAGTAGGAGCCGCCCAAACCCCGCTAGCCTTTAAAAATTTACCAGCAGCGGCATCACCAGCGGCTGGAGCGGGCACAAGGCCCTTAGTCCCGCCAGATCCAGAGTCGCCGACAACATTGTTTAAAAGAGCTGTGGCTTGCGTGGCAGTCATATCTTCCACGGCACCAGTACTTGCCGAAGTACGACCTTTAAATGTTCCAGTCGAAACGTTGGCTAATTTGGCATTCGTGATGGCCGAATCGGCGACCTTTGCTGTTGTCACGGACGAGTTGGCAATTGTCAGAGCGCCAGAAACATTCACCGAGCCGTCTACAGACAAAAGACTCCCGGTAACATCACCCGTATAAGACAGGGTGCGAGGCGTCGACCACTTAGGGGCTGAAACAGCAGCACCAACATATGAAGCAGATTCAGCAGCCGAGGCAGCAGCAGCCACAGCAGCCGCTTGAGCTTCAACAAGAGCTGTATCGATATCAGCAGCCGCATCAATCGCTGCTTGGAGATTATCATATGTGATCAAACCTAGATCATCCAGTTCCTGTTTTCGGACAGGTTCACCAGAAGCCACAGGCGTGGGTAAATTAATAATACGATGCGAATTCATATCAATATTGGCAGTCATCGTATTCGGTGCCGTACCATTACGGGACAACAGTAAATCGATAGCTGTCGATACGTTTGCAAAATTGTTGTTGAGCGTCGTTAAAAACGAGGTCTCATTTTCGAGAGAGTTGAAAGTGCTGAATGTAACTTTAGACATACGCCCTATCTACTTTCCTATCTAATTTATCTTCGATGCGTGTTAGCATAGTTTCAATACGATTAACGGCCTCATTCATGACATCCTTGCGTGCAAACGTTTCCACTGCATGACGTTCAAAAAACTGTTGCGTGTCCGCTAATGATTTGATATCTCGCCTAAACCCATCCAAAATAAAACCCATCCCAAACATGGCCACGCCATATACGACATTAAAGAGAAACTGTATATCCATTAGGCGACATTAACCAAAATAGTTACAGTAGCTGTGGCGACCCCGGTCGAAAGACCATCTGTGATAATTTCAATCGGATCTCCAGCGGTAATACTGTTGAGCGCTGTGGCTGTCCCAGAGAAAGCAGTTCCGGCTGCAGATCCGGTATATTCCACTAAAATCGAAATACCTGTAACAGGGACAGTCAGAATTTTTGCGGTTACTGTCGAATCAGCAGTAGTAATGGCATCATGTAGGACAACATGAATATCAGTAATTACACCAGAAAGCGGGGAGACAACAAAAACACTGCCCGCTGTCGAAATGTCAGGAATGGCCACATTAAGGGCCATAAGATTAGAATTTTTAATCGTACCAACGACATCGGTCCATGTTCCTGAACCAGAGCCGTCAGCGACATAGATTTGACCAGAGGCAGCTGTTTCAGCGCCTTTAGGTTCGTGCAAGGCACTACCGGTTAGGTTTCTGTGTTCGACCGACATACTATTTCCTTTTATCAGAAAAGGGGCCACACCGAGTTGATCCCAGTGTGGCCCTTAGACTAATCCCTTAGGGGACTATATTACGAGTCACCAAGAGGGTCAAGGTACTCAACATAGATTCGACCCTTACCAGCAGTCCAGGTACCAGAACCAGTCAGAGCGAGATAGGCATCAGCCGTACCCACACCAGCGGTTTCAGCAGTGGTAGCCACGTAAGCGCCCGCACCATAAGTACGAGCACCAACAGTATCAAGGTTAGCCTTGACACCTTCGGTGGCTGTGATAAGACCATCGGCATCGATGGCCGTACCCGTCTTACCGAATGTACCCAGAGTGATCGACGTACCGCCAGCGGCGGCTTCAGTCACAACAAGAGTCACACCCGTAATCGACGCATTCGCCGGGATAGCTTGATCGGCATCCGAGAAACCATCTCGGGTACCGTCGTTATTCAGATCCGCCGTATACGAAACAGCAGTATCTGGAAGTTGGGTCAGATCATAATCAAACACGACAAGCTTTCGCGTGCCTTGAGTGTTAACGTAACGAGCCCGATTGGTGAAGTTCTTCTTGTCGGCCCAGTAGTTCTGGAACTTGACTTGAAGACCATCGGAATTTTGCCATGCAGCAGCCATTAGATCATTCCTCCTTTAATTAACCGATAGCCGACGGATCAGAGAGAACCGTGACCAGATTTTCCGGACGGAAGATTTTCACGCCCCAGCGGGCAGTCGTGACGTACTCTTCACGCTGGTAGTCCTTGTTGTACTCACCATCAACCTTCGGCATCTGACGCCAAGCGCCAACGAACGGAAGAATATCAGGCGTAGCAGAGAAGAACAGGTTACCAACGCAGTCCGCACCCGAGGCAACCGAGTTGATCGTTTCCGATGTACCCGCTTGATCCGCACCACACTTGGGAAGACGGTTGTTGGTGTAAACGTCGAAACCGTAGATGTTACGGACAAACGTCATACCATTACCAATACCCGAGTCGATGATACCTTCCCAACGCGGGTTGTTCGACACGTTCGACAGGTTAGTCAAGGTATTCATGACATATTCGGTCGACGGATCAACAATCGCGATCAGGTTCGTATCAGGCACGTTAGCCTTCTTCAGCGAATGACGAGCACGAGCGAAGTCTTCAACACCCAGAACCTTCTTCGAGTTCAGTGTGCCCGAACCAACCCAACGGTGAGCAGCACCATTGATCGAGTTCAGATTGCCCGCAACTTGATAGCCAGCGGGGTTACCGGTCTTCGGCTGACCTTCCTTAAGAATCGAGACTTCGACCTTTTCAGCGATAGCACGCGACATCTTGGGAACAAACGACCCAATAAGCTCTTGAGCATAGAACAGATCTTGCTTAGCCTTATTGGTGATGTAAGTACCAGCCTGTTCGTACTCGGTGATGGTGAAGTTGAACTCACCAGTATCGAGCGCTTGGTACAGGACCGGTTGGTCTTCGGTATACGGATTAGAATCCAGCGTACCGATCGAAGGGATAGTGAAGGTATTGCCATCACCAAACTCGCTGAGCCAACGGACATACCCATTAGCTTGCAGTTGGTCTTGAAGGACATCCTTCAGTTGGTTCGACCAAATCTCTGAACGGATAAGGGCGTCAGTATTAGCGGTAGTCATACCAGCCATTTGGTATTTACTCCAATGTTAGAAATCTAGGTGGAACGGTTAGAACCCTTCCAAAAGTCGTCGCCAAGACGGAGACGATCACCATAGATTTGATTTTGAGTTTTAGGGCTCCAATAGGTTTTTGGATCATTCTTACGCAGATCCTCGTAATACTTGTACGAACCAACTGGTGCAGTTGTATTTGCATTTTGGCGCATAAACGCCTCAGTATTTACATCTTGCTTGCCCCGGGTTTGTGGGGTAGCTACATCCTTAGCCGCTTCAAGACCCAGAGTCGTAAAAAACGCTTTAGGGGACTGAAGGGCAACAGATTGAAGAAACTCTACCGAAACGCCGAGTTCTTGGGCCTTAGCTTGGACGATGCGATTAGCAGTTTGCTCATCACCAAATTCCGCCAGCATACGGGCTTCGATCTCATTAGCATTACGAAGGGCTTGCTCAGCCTGTCGTTCTTGGGATGTAATTTCTCGCACTAAAGAGGCGAGGTCTTCTTTCTTAATGGCCGGGTCAGGAACTGCAGGGGCTTGGGTAGCTGGCCTTTGTTCGTCTTGACGCACTGGAGCGGCTGTTTGACGGGCAGCGAACTGAGACAATTGCTCCTCCGCCGTTAAACGCAAAGCCAAGTCTTCCCGGAGTCCAGCATTCTCAGCCTTAAGCTGTTCAATGAAAAGATCCGCGTGTACTTTAGCTTTAGCAACATCGTCGGGAGTAGCGTACTTCTTACCTTCACCAACAAGGGTCTCAAGTGTGACGGTATCAGGGATAGTTTCAGTCGTAGGGTCAAAAACGCTCATATTTATTCCTCTTTGTCAGAGATTGAAATTAACTTAAGAATCTCCTCAAAGGCTTCAAGACGACCATTTCGGTGCGCTTGTAAATAAGCCCAAGAGGGCGAGTCGTAATCCTTTGTCGAAGGACGAGACTCCATCTTTACTATATTATACACAATTTCAGAGAGTTTGTCAAGTAAAAAACGACTTCCTAGTAATTTATTTGTGAAGTCTTCGCGTTCTTTACTGTCCTTGAGGTGCGAAACCCATAGGCTCTGGATTCTTTGGCGCATTTTCTTCCATAATCGTTTGCTGTGCCTGAGATGTCAGGCGTTGCGTTTCAAGACTTTCATAGACACGAATATTATCTTGGACCAGTTCAAAACGTTCCAGATCCAGGAGTTCTTCCATGAGTTTGGCAATCTTTTTGCCAGAAATGTGGACAGACACGGAAGGGTCTTGAGCCATTGGAGTTTGCCCAAGTTGAGTCAGATTCTGGACAATAGTTGCATTACGAGCAAAGTGACGAGCCCCAATTGGACGCAGACGGCCTTGAGCAGCAATATCCTCTCGCGTAATTTTCATGAATTCGACACTACCAAACTGATCGTCGATCACTCGAATAACATCTGTAGGACTCATATTACGGCGAGCCATTTCGAGCATACCATTTACGATAGGCTCCAAGAACTCTTCCTCATAATATGTAGTCTTATTGATAAAGACGCGATTAGCCCCATTATCGAGAATTTGCATCTCAAAGGCAGTCTTTTCACCGGGTGTTCTAAAGCCCATAGCTTGTCGAGGAGCCCCGGCAAGTTCTTCCATCTTCTGTTCATAGATGGCGATCTGAGTATCCGCATTAAGCATTGTAACGTCTGGAGACTGGAATTCAACATCCCCATCAGCATCCATGTAGATGCGAGAACCGGGTTCATAGTCAAAGTCCTCCACAAAGCCCTTGACTTTCATTACCGGGTGAATAATCAGATCAAAAGCATCCGCTTTGGCATTCTCAAGATGGTCAATTCGATATTGCATACCGACAAGATTGTCCAGAGGGCCCATAGCGTAAAGGTTGTCAGAACGCTGACGCCAACCACAATGGAAAATATTGGGTCGACCCAGCCACGATGGATTAGGAATCTTACGGACAATCTTGCAGCGATCGATTACAGTAATGATGTAATTTTCCAGGTACTCATCTGTTTCCGAATCGTAGACATCCCCGTAGAAATCAAGAATCTCTACATAGTTGCTCTGGAAATAGTCAAGCCACGAGGAAAACCCATCTACTGCAAAAGCCGTGTTCTTGGCAAAATCGCCCTGAGACATACCAGCCAACTGATGGCGATATGTGGTCACCTCATCGAAAACATCTTTGAGATATCCCATTTCAGGTTTACGTTCAATATCGGACCTAAGAGACGAAAGTGTGCGAAGACTCCGAATAATCTTCGGAGATTCATCAAACGAAGGTGCGGTGGGGTCAAATACAATATCAAGAGGGCTCAAGCGGACAAGACGAGGCCCGACATAACCCGGAATATATTCACCACCAGTAGGGTCAAACGTCTTTTCTGAGACAAAATCGATCATGGCAAAACAGTTGCCGTAATCAATCCAATCAAGAACAATTCGTGAAACTTCAGTGCGAAATTTACTCATTCGCATCTTGTTAGACATATAAGCTTCAATAGCTCTACGTTTAGTTGCCGTCTCAGAGGCTCCATCGTCCCCCTCCCACACAATAGGGCGGTCATTGGGGAACAATGCCGACATGTAGTTAGCGTGAAGGTTATCACGAATTTGACACAACTTCGGGATATGTGTAGAATTCTTCCACGGCAAATCAGAGGTCGTAGTCGTACTAGTATCCACGGCAAAGATATAGTCACGGATCTCTTGTTTTTCGGAGAGCCATGAACTCCTCTTATTCTCCCAATCAGTCCACATATTAGTAATACCAGTGGCCAATCGATGAGGTTGCAGGATATGGGTTAATTCTAGGCCTTTAGCCAAAACGGATACCTCCAAAACGTGGATGGGTTATTACGTTACTTCGCTCTTGTTGTCTTTGCGCCGCACCAGAGGGTGGTACCGCAATTTCAATAGCAGACGCGAGAGAGTCAGCGATGTCATCGTGAGGAGGGTGATCAAGAATCAGTTCGTCCTCTAATGTTTGACACAGCCCACCACGGTAGTGCCAGATACTCATATTGTCATATCGAGGTTCGAGAAGGGCAGCGATACGCTCTTCTTTTGTACCTTGGTGGCGATTAGGTCGGTGCTCATCAATAGATAGAAAAAGCCCCTCCCGGCGAATATAATCTTTTAACTCTTCGACTACAGCTTTTTGGGCGACTGTAACTTCAGCTCGAAGTTTACGAAATTCCCATTTTAAGTGCATATCACGAATATGAGCAAAATATTCAGAGATACGATCCGTCTTAAACCGGTCAATATCAAGAACATATGTGTTGTTATCGTGGTCAGTGCCAATTACGACAATAGAAGTATAGTCAGCCCTGGAGGCGCGACTAAACGCGAAGTCTACGGCGGCAACAAGATTTAACTTACGCCTATTGTAAAACCATGCTCCTCGATCTTGATCCAACTTATCTCGCTCATAATATTGGAACCTATCTCGATTAATTCGGAGTTCTCCCGGATCGTTAGGGTCATTGTAGTACTGAGCCCTGAATTGGGTTCGGTCTAAGTACTGTCCGCGTTTGCGTGCTAGAATCTTAGCATCAAACCCAAATTGCATTCCATCCGATCGTTGTTGACGTGGCCAAAGGAATTCACCAGTCCCATCTCCACGATCTTCTACAGCTCGCTCAAACTTCTCATAAATGGGGACAGAATCGACAACCTCACCATCTTCGTCATACACATCTTCGGTCATTTCCGCCATGCGTGAATAAAGATCACGAGGATGATAACGAGTGCCCACAGCAATTTCGATAGCATCAGCGCCTTCAATCGATGAAAGAAGTGAATACTGTTGCTCGACCTTACGTCGGCCTTCATCTGTGTAGGCGTTTTCTTGGACAACAATGTCATCCAGTACAGCAACATCACAATGAAGCCCAGTAAGACTTGTGGTAAGCCCACCCGTAAAAACAGTTGGATCTCGGACACCCTCTTCTTTACGTTTCGGATGATCGATCGCAATTTCACTAGTAGTCCACTTAGCACGTTTCCCCTCCTCCGGGTGGACCATCTCAGGCCAGTACCTGCGGTAGACAGGAGACGTCAACAAATCTTTAATTAGGCCGAGTTGTTTTTCGGCAAGGTTGGCTGTAGCTGAGATATATAGAACGCGTATCCAAGGACGTCTTGTAATTTCCCAGGCTACACGAAACGCAACCATGCGACTTTTTTGGTGGTCTCGAGGAAGCAGAACGAGTTGGTGACTCTTGGCATCTTGACGGGTCCACCAACGACACAGGTCTTCGTGAACCGCACCGAGCATTTGCTTAGGGGCCACCAATTTAATAAAGGTGACGAGATCGTTTTCCGCTGCTTCACGGATCAGTTGGTTTTTAGTCTCTAGGGTTTCGTTTGTGCCCGCCCCGCGTCCTTTTGTAGGATCTGTTGGCATGTCTGGTCTCCATTTTCCAATTTCCGGGTCGGTTATCTAGCGGATTACCATTCTTGTGTCCGACGTCTTTACCATCACCCTTACGGGCTTTGCCCGCCTTGATCATGGCACGTCGAGCTGCATTTCGAGCAGCCCTTCGTTTCACTTGTTCGGGTTTGGAGTTGTACTTAGCTTGGGCACGTTGTCGTGCTGGTGTTGCCATTGTTACTTCTTCCCTCCCGTAATAATTTTTAATCCGCCGATGCG